CAAAATTTCCAGACAATTTCAGTAGTATCTACGCGGCATATATTACAGAAAGAATGGAAGAAGATTTCCGTAATGCCCCGGATGGCTTTTGGGGTTGGGCTCAATCGTTTAAGGATGATGAGTTTTGGTATGGTTTTCTTGAGCAATCGGTTGAATGTTATAATTTCTTAGTAGAAGCCGGCGAAATAGAATTGCCAAGAGCTGGGGGATATTTACAGAAATCTTTCGACACTATTAATGATTTGCAGACAGAGTATGAATTCCCGATGCGTCCCACATATACTCGCAACTACACTAATTCAGAAGGGAAAGAAGCAAAACAGACAGTACAAGGATTGTGGGATGCAAAAATGTCAGGTGAAGCTGGGTTCTTTCAGTCTCTGAAAGGATATCGCTCTGATGAAAATTTTGAAGCTATTCAATCAGTAGAGGAACATGCGAAACTGATATTACAACAATTGGTTAATTTTGAATTAACAAAAATGGGCAAAAAACTTGTCGAAAACATGAGACAATATGGTTTTAATCCTCGTATATTTGATTTAGACTACTACATTTTTCAAGAAATGAACTCATCAAACACAGGCGCCGGAGGTTTTCCAGGCTCCGTAGACGGTCCACTATTCTTCGGCGGACCCGAGGAAGTGGAAATAATTCAGGCATTGCCAACGCCTGATAATCCTGATCCCCGTGGCGAAGGTGTTTCTTGGCCAGGTCCTTATTACACACAAGGATCAGAATTTAGAATTGCGATAAATAAAAATCCAAATGATGAATTCTCTTACGCTGATGAATACATTGGATATTATCACGGACACATAGATGAAGAGGGGGATGTCATTTATATGACGGGCGAACAACACAACGCGGAGCCTCACGATGTTTTGACACCCGTGGACAACTTAGTTGCAGTAGGAACTGAAACCTACTTAGAAGAATCGGTTGATGTTGATGCCACTCACACCGGCGCCGAAAGATCTTCATATAGCCCCGGTGAAGCAAGAGAAAGGCAGAGTTCTCCATATCCTAAAATTAAAACCGAAAAAGCCTATATTGGGACAGTACCGGGCTTAGGTGAAGCCACACAGGGAAGCCAATCTAAGCCTTATGCAATAGAACAATATGTGTCGATTAACGGCACTAGAATGACTCCTGCTCAAGCGCGTACGACTATTAGAGGAAACGATGGCGAGCTTAGAATTTCAGATGTATATCCAGGAACCCTGCAGTTGGTACATAACGATGCGGGAGTGGAAGTTGGTATTAAGGGCAACATTGGTGTTCGTTATGGGCTTGCTTTCTATTATGTTCACGGAATGAAGAAAGAAATAACATCTGTAGAAGTAGATTCATTAGATGTTAAGATAAACCAGTGGAACATCATGCAGCCTAGCAGTAAACTTTTAATGTGTTTATTGAAAAAATTAAAAGAAGACGAAAGATATAAATTAATGACAAACTACATCTTCCCTCTTAAGAAAGTTACAGCAATCTGGGCGATTTATAATGATTTTGGAATCATGTCATCTCTAGGTGAAGTCACTCCAGGCTCTGGAGACGACACTATGTGGCTCCCAACTGGGCTTGGTGGAAAACTGCTAGCTCTTATGGGAGTTGATGCAGGAGACGTCTCCAATCCAAAGCATTGGCTAGCTGAAACTCCATTCACTCAAGTAAAAGTCAAACCTGGAGCACGCGCCTATATTCATCGCGATGTTCTAGAAAAAGAAATCCCATGGAGCGAAATGTCTGAAGCAATGAGGGACGCCCTATTGCCATTTAGAGTACCGTGGTATGATGACGCTGTTGAATATGAAATTGTTTCTTTTGATCCAAACAAGAGTGGAGTCACAGGTAACGAAGGCTGGGCACATTTTTCAGATCGAGGGGATGCTCCTTTAGCGGGATGGTGGAGAACAACTTGGGATGAGTGGGATCGAAGGCTTTTAAGAAATAGTGTCTACAGAATTAAAAAGCTTTTTAAAACTTACTATTATTCGCGTGATTATCGCCCCGGAGATGATTTGCTTGGAGAAGATGAAAAGCCGTCCAACCTGTTCCTGAAGAATTTGAAAGCTGCTATGTTCCCCGTCCCAGGTAAGAGTATGTTGCCGTGGTGGCAGCGCGGTAGGCTAAGATCTAGTCCGTTTAATGCTGATGGGGAAATGTGTAACGGACGAGACTGAGATTCTTTATAGCGTAAAAAAACAATCACTCTATTTATTACTAGAGGAAAATATATGTCTTCGCTGGCAGTAAAATTACCAATTACACGCGATACCGCTGATGGCTTCGCGATGGTTAAGGATTTTAATACCCTTATAAAACAAAATTTAAAAATGCTTATTTTAACCGCGCCTGGGGAAAGGATAATGGAACCCGAGTTTGGTGTTGGAATGCGACAGTATTTGTTTGAAAACTTCAATGAAGAAACATACGGGGATATATCAGCGAATATTCGCATGCAAGTAAAAGAATTTATGCCAGCAGTGTCAATTCTTCAGGTAGATTTTGACACAAGCGATCCCGACAGAAACACTTTAGGAGTTAGAATAGTTTATTCAATTCCAAATATTGGTATAACAGATTTATTAAAATTTACTATTTAAAAAGAGGCTTTTTATGGCAGATGAGCAGAAAAAAATATTACCTATCGACTACACAAGTCGCGATTTTGAATCGATTAGAAGCGACTTGCTAGAAATAGCAGAAAGGCTTTATCCAGATTCTTTTCAAGATTTTAGTGAAGCATCTTTTGGTTCATTAATGATAGACGCAGTTTCCTATATCGGTGATCAACTTTCTTTTTATCTAGATTATAATGTAAACGAGTCTTTCCTTGACACCTCGTACCAGTTTAATAATATTTTGAGACACGGTAGGGCATTAGGATATAAATATACTGGGCGTCCATCAACATACGGTATGGCTGCGTTGTATATTTTAGTGCCAGCATCAACAACCGGTATCGGCCCAGATACCAACTATATTCCAATTTTAAAAAGAGGCGCACAGTTTACATCGCAGACTGGATTAAATTTTTCATTACTCCATAACGTGGATTTTTCCGATCCAAAATATCCAGTAGTTGTAGCTAGGGTTGATAACGTAACAGGTTCTCCAACTTTTTATGCAATAAAAGCTTATGGAAGAGTTGTGTCTGGAATCATGACGACTGAGAGGGTAAAAATTGGTGGCTTTGAGAAATTCAAAAAAATAACCCTAACAACACCCAATGTATCAGAAATCATA